AAAACCTGCTATAACCAAGGCACCGCCACCGCCGCCATATGTTATAGTGCTGGGACTCGCGCGGAAAGCGCCATACGTTTGGTCTGCTTCAATAACGCGGCCAACCGACGAAGGCGGAAAATTCCGCATCATGTCCCCGTCACTTTGACCCACGCCGAGAAGGTCACATCCCGCCATCTCCGGCCCCATGCCCCGAAGGTCGGGAACGCGGATTGTTCCGGCGTTAAGATCAACGACATACCTACAGATGCCCCCGACCCGATTCCAACCTATCTGTTCCCCACTGGCCAGTGTGGCCCAAAAGGCCACATTCGCGGCCTGCCAGTCAGTTTCCGAGACGCAAAGCTGTTGTCCCTCTTCTGTTTGCAGGTACGCCCATGCTTTGGGATACCTTGTTGCCGCGTCAGCAAGCACATTGCCGTTAAGCGGCACCATGCCCGGCTTGACCGTGGGATGGATGCCGCCCAGGAATATGTACCAGCCAAGGAAAAAGTCCAGCAGGGCATGGGGCATTCCATGCGCTCCAACGCTACCCGCATGTTGCGCCACCGCCGTCAGCGTAATCGCTGCTGCCGTCTCTACTGCCCGTTCTGCCGCCCGTTCTGCTTCCCGTGCCGCCTCGGCGGACACGAACTCTTGTGTCGCCAGTGCCTGACTGGCGATGGTCAGGGTAATCGCGCCGCTGTTGCTTACCGGCAAATGAAAACGCTCCAGAAACTCCGCCGTCTGGCCGGTAGAAATACGCGGCTTGTGCATTTCGGCGTGTGGCCCTACAGCCACAAGCAAGCCCTGATCGTCAAAAAGCCCCCACTCGCGTATCCAAAAGCCCCCCACGTCATTGGGCACCACAAGGTCGATCATGATGTCCGTTGCATCGGCGGGGTTGATCTGCACACTGTTGGTCAACCCCCGCCAGACTTCATTGACTAGCCCCGTTTGCGTGACGCTGACCTGCGGAATCGCGCCGTCTCCGTCTCCCAGGGCGGCGCTTGTAATCACCAGCGGCGCGCCCCCGGAAGCCCAGGCGGCGATGCGCTCAAGACCGTACTGTGTCCAAATACCTTGAAGACTTTCCATACCTACTCCTGTACCGTGCGGATGAAATGTTCAATCTTGTGTATGTTGTGGACGGTAGCGGCGCGCGTCAGCAACACCGGCGACGGTAATGCAGCTTCCCGCGCAGCCGTGTAATGGTCTATGATGATCCGAGATTGCGCTGTTGCCCCGAAACACAGGGGCGCGGTTTGATGCCGGGCGAACTGAATTTTGCGGATCACGCTCCGGGCCGGCTTGTATTGGTTGGCCAGCGTGAACGCGGCGTCCACATCCTCTTGCGAAAAATCAGCCGGGGGGTTAAGTGTAAGCAGGTCAAAATGCGCCCATAGGGCCGGGTCATCGTTCCGGCAGTTGTAAACCACGGCGTCCGCGTACCCATATTCCTTGATGATCTGCGGCAGCCCCTGAATTTTCCCCCCTAGCTTGTGCCAGGACGCGGCCTGTTCTACGCGGACGCGGTAGCGCCCGGACTTGTCAAAGCGCGTCCGAGGCACACCACGCGAAGCGCCGTGCAGCGGGATATGCCCGTCCTCGGCCTTGGGCGGAACGAACTGTTCCCCCACCCAAAGAATGTCCCGGCGTACCGTATCCAGATGCCGGGCAAGGCCGTGGATCAGGACGGCCAGCGGGCCGGGCGCGGCAAGGAACGACAGGGCCAGCTTGTCCCGGAAATACCGCCAGAACGGGCCTTGATCATCATAAAAGCTCATGGCTGATCCGCCCATTCTATACTTGCGTGAAGGGAGTCGAGCGTGGCCAGCGCGTCGGGGGCAACGTCCAGATCGCCGCCCGCCAGTGAGCCGCCCCAGAGAATCTTTTTGACGCCCGGCAAGTTGATGATCCCGGCAGCCAGCCGATCCCGGATCACGTCCTCGCCTATGCCGATGCCCGGCACCAAGGGATTGACGCCGGAAAACACGTCGCGGATAAAGCCCTCCGCCAGCGCCTTTGTCTCGGTTTCGTCTCCATGCAACAACACCAAGGTCATTTCCACGACGACGCGCACCGGCNNCATTTCAACGGCGACGCGCACCGGCAGCGGGCCTTTGACCTCCAAGTCGTGGTTGATCACGATTTCCTGGTCGAGCGCCGCTTTGACTTCTTCCAGCAGCGTTGCCGTGGGCAGCCCGGCCATGCCCTTGACGATGACGTCCACCGTACCCTCACCGCGCGGGTGTTGGTCGGCAACCCAGACATCGGCAACGCCGGAGACGCCCAAGGCGACGGCTTTGTATTTGGCGCTGGTAACGCCGCCGAGCGCCTCCCAGGACAGGGCATAGCGCCGTTGCATGGCCGCGTCCGTTTCCTCGTTCGCGCCTTCGCGCTCCAACCAATCCGCCTCGTTGCCGATTTCCCCGACGCCTTCGACCGGGGTCACCAGCTCGGAGATCTGCCCATAGCCCGCGTTGGCCGCTGCGCCGTATTCCTCCGCTTCCACCGGCACGGACACATAGTCCGCGCCTTCAGGCAATACGGCCTGCGCCGTTGAAACGTAGCGGTAAATCTCGCCTCTGCCGTCCGGGCGGGTGCGGACGATCCGCCCGGCGCGGATGGTGATATTGCCCGTCGCCCCGTCCCGCCGATAAAAGCGCACAAGGCCGCGCGCCTTCAGGGCCGGATTCCGATCCGGGCCAAGTTGCCGCATGTGGGTATCCAGCCACTCGCCCGTGGCGTACAACGGGAAAGCCTGCTCCAACACATTTTCAAGCAGGCGGTAGAGTTGCCATGTCCCGAAGGCGTAAATTTCTATCAGACCGCGCGCGATGCCCTTGTTCAGATTCAGGCGCGCGGGCAGCCAGCCCTTTTCCGCGTATTCGTCCTGTACCGCCTCAATGTGGCCGTACAGTTCGGAGCGGATTTGCCCTATACTCTTAGATACTCTCCGCGAGAGCGTGGGGGGCAGGTTTGACATCTTCGACTATTAACTCCCTGGTGGCCTTGTTGAGTTGCATCACCAAGTTTAGCGGCTGATCCTCGCCAATGAAGCGCCAGCGCGCCTCAACCGTGATAGCCTTTTCATCCCAGACCAAAACGCGGGCGCTCACACTGTACGGCTCCACGCGGGGGTCATCTTCCACCCGCATCAGAATCTCGGCGCAAAGGGCGCTCCGGTTTTCCGCCGTGCTTTCCTCCAAAATCCAGTCGTGGAGCAGCGATCCAAAATCCTCATCGTAAAACAGGGTTCCAAGCCGCGTAAACAAACGCAGGCGTATATCCTGCACCCCGGTTTCCACGCCGTCCGTCAACACAAGCTCCCCGCTGGCCGCGACCCTGACTTGGCCGGTAGCGTCCAGGGCTATATCCTGCCCCCATAAATCGGTGTCGGTCTGACTCATGGGGACAGGATAGCCCAGGCACGGGGGCCGCGCCGGAAAGGGTGCGAGGTGNNTCAGATCGCCGCCGATGGTCATGCCCCCGGACAAGGCATAGTCCCCGGTATGGTTTTTGTTGCCGCTTTCCGTACTCGTTCCCGGTGCGCCGTTCGCGCCGGTCAGACTCAGATTGCCCGCGACCACAACTTGCGGGGCCGCAATCGTGGCAACCGCCCCGGCCTGCATCGTGGCGTTTTGCCCCGCTTGGATGCTGGCGTCCTTCCCGGCTGTGATAGAGGCGTTGTCCCCGGCCCGTATCGTCCAGTTCTTGCCCGCCGTGCCGAGAATGTCCTGCCCCGCTTCGGCGCGTACATTGGCCGGGGTCAAGTTCACGATATGCTTTTGCCGGTCAATGCGGATTTCCACGCCCGGCTCCAACTGGACAACAAATTCGTCCAGGGCCGCTTCGGGCGCTTCCATGTTGTGCCAGCGAAAGTTTGATATACGCGGATAGTTGGGGTCGCCGTCGTAATAAGACAGGTCGCAATGCGCGCCGATAACGGGCGGGCAGACAACGCCCCGCTTCGGGCCTGCCCAGATGACCGGGATTTCCACCTTGGGCACAACCGGCTCCCGCTCGTCCGCCGTTTCGTCATTCCGCAGGGGCCGCACGTCGGCATAGTATTTGCCGTCCGAGGCGTAGGTGTTGACCACCCGCGCCTTGCGGGTCACGCGGTAGTAATGGCGCAAGTCCGGGCGGCAAAGCTCCACGGCGCGCCGCATCAGGTCAAGCAGCCCTGTGTCGCCCCCCATGTTACCCCCACCCGGCCTTTTTGCCGTAAAATACCGTTGTGCTGTTGGCGCCGGCCTCCAAGCGATGGATCACTTCCTCGGCGCGTTCCAGGGCCGTTATCCCCCGGCGCGTGTCCCTGATCCGCACCTGCCGCCCGTCCGTCAAGCCGGGCAAGACCACGGACGTCACCATGCCCATTTCGCCGGGCGCAGCGGGCGGCGCATGGTCAATCAAGTTCTGGGCCGTCTCGATGACGTAGGCCGGGCCAGGTTCGTCATCCGGCGACCACATGAGACCGGACGCGCCGAGCCAGACGGCATGGCCGGAAAGGTCATGCCCGAAGGAGCGGGTCAGGGTGTCGGCAAGCTGCTTGATGGCCATTGCGACCGGGACGCGGGAAAAGACTTGATGCGCCAGCATGTCGCCCGGAATGTCCACCTTGCCCACCGGCAGGCCTGTAGCGGCCAGCAGGCGGCGCGCAACCGCCTGCGCCGTTTCCTGATAAAAGCTCTCGGTGATCCGGGTAGCGACCAGGGCCTTTTCCAGCCCCACGCCTCGTACCGTAATTGCATCCGGGTTTTCTTCATCCTGCCCCGGCTGGTCTATGCCCTCAATGGCGCCCTGCCAGTGGTGTTCAAGACCGGATTCGCCGCGATACCAAAAGCGGACGCTGAAGGGCTGCCCCACGGCCAAGGCCGCGCGCGCCTCGCCGTCCGGGTCGGGAATCTGAATCACGGCGCGGGTCAAAACCGCCCGGCGCTTGTAGGCAAGGAAAAGCAACGGCGTCCGAATGACCTCAAGGGGGCCGACCTTGCAGCGTATGTTGATGCCTTCGATCATTTCCCGTCCCCGGCGTTGACAATCAGCTTCTCTTCTTCCGGCTTCTTGCCGTCGCCCACCTCGCCGGGCCGTGGCGTCTTGGCCTTGGCCGCTTCCGTGCGGACAATCGGGGGGCTATGCTCCTTAAACCCTAGCGTGGCCGTAATGGTGTCCGATTGGTTTGTTTCCGCGCTTTTCAGCTTGTCAAAAATGACCTGCCGTATCCCGCGCGCCTCGGCATGGCGGGATACAAGGGCGTAAATCTTCGGGTTGGCCTGATTCGTGGTCGCACGGAAAAAAGGACTCAAAAGCGCCAGCTTTTCGTAGCAATCCGTTTCGTCATCCGTGCAAAGGGTAAGTGTTAGGGTGACAACCTGATCCTCAAAGCCCTTCGGCGTTTTCTTCTTGCCGGATTGCCCGTCANNGCAGGGCCTCGCCGCCAAGGCGCACAATGCCGTCCTCAAAGGTCAACAGCTTCATGCCGGTAGCCCCCCGTCGAAGGAGTCAATTTCGTCTTGCAGGTCTTGAAGAAAGTCTTTTGCCTCTTTGACATTGGGCAGGCTGATATTGCTGATATTGATGACATAAGACGGGCCGCCGCTCTGGCCTTGCGCGCCGCCCCGCCTACCCGCCGTCTCTGTCGGCTCCAGGGCCGGGGCCTTGATCGGCTCAAGTTTCAGCGTAACCGCGCCCAAGGCGTCCTCTACGCTATCCAGCAGCTTGCCGGAGCCGTCATCCACGCCTTGCGCCAAGGTGGACATAAGACGGGAGCCGGAGAGGGTCAGATCGGACAAGGGGCCGGTTTCCGCGTCGGAGAAGGGCAGCATGGCGCGGAGTTCGCCAAACACGCCTTTGACGGTATCCACAAGCCTGCCCGCAGCGGACTTGACGCCGCCTATCAGCGTATCAATGAGCCGCGCGCCGGATTCCGCGAGGTCAATGGAGTCAAAAAAGGCCACGGCAGCGGCAAAGGCCGAGCGCAGCCAGTCGCCAATGCCGAGCCAGTCGGCAAGGCTTGCCAGAGTATCAACCAGGGCGTCCAGAATATCCCGCCCGGCTTGAGCCGCTGCCGTCATGTCCCCCCGGAACAGCGCCACGATCACTTCTACGAAGGAGATCAACGTGCCGAAGCCGTTGGCGATAACGCGCACCGCCACGGCCAGCCCCTCAAACGCCCAGGACGCTACCGCGCCCACCACGTTGCCGAAGGCGCGAAAGCCCGCCGTGGCGGAAGTTACCTCGGTGCCGAATACGCGGGAAAGGAGCAGGCCGATCCGGTCAAAAATCGCCGCAATCTTTGCTCCCACCGGGGCAAGCGCGGCAAGAGCGCCGGAGAAGTCCAGCGCCTCCACGATGCCGTCAAATAGGGTTTTTACGCGGAAAGCCACCTTGGACACGGTGGTGACAAAGCCCACCAGCCCCGCCGCCTTGATGTCTCTGGCCAGTTCCCCCCGAATCTCGCCGGTCGCGCCGGTGAGCGTCTGGAAAACGGCGATCACGCCCCGGAACACAAGAGAGACGTTGCGATACCAGCGGTCTATGGTAT